TAAGTTCAAACAGTTTCCTGCATATTCAGGACGGCAAGGCAGAGGTAGTCGGGGATGGTTTATCTATCCAACCCTTCGCAGAATTCAGCCTGAATTGATTAACAAATGGGAAGCAAGTTTTAATCGCATTATTAAGGAATGGGTCTAATGGCAACCGGTAATCGCACGCTCAAGTTATCCATCCTTGCTGATGTTGATGAATTAAAAAAGAGTTTAGGCGATGCCAATAAATCAGTTGAATCAAGTGCGAGTAAAATTTCAGATTTTGGTAAAAAAGCGGCATTAGCCTTTGCAGCAGTAGGTGCAGCAGCAACAGCATTTGCCGTTCAAGCAGTAAAAAATGCTGCTCAAGATGAAGCAGCTCAAAGAAAACTTGAAGAAACCATACGGGCATCTACTAAGGCAACAGAAGCTCAAACTAAAGCGGTTGGCGATTACATTGATGCAACATCAATTGCGGTTGGAATAACTGACGATGAATTGCGTCCAGCATTTAGTCGATTGGTTCGTTCAACCAATGATGTGCAAGAAGCGCAAAAATTACTTAATCTTGCATTAGATATTACAGCAGCGACAGGCAAGCCTCTTGAAGCGGTCACTAATGCCCTTGGTAAAGCCTATGATGGCAATTTAACATCACTTGGAAGGCTTGGTCTTGGCATAGATCAAAGCATACTGAAAACTAAAGATTTTGATTTAGTCTATAAAAACCTTGCTGGCACTTTTGGCAACTTTGCAGAAAATGAAGCAAAGACCACCGAGGCACAATTTAGGAGAATTCAAATAGCAATTGATGAGGCTAAGGAAAGTATTGGTGCTGCTTTATTGCCAGCCGTAAATCAATTAACTGCATTCTTACTAGCATCTGCTGTGCCAGCCTTAAATCAGTTTATTGCAGGATTAACAGGTTCAGGATTAGCAGCTGGTGAAGCCGAAACAAGTGCGTTCAATTTTGGCGAATCAATTAGAAATGCCGGTATAAAAATAGTAGAAGCAAAAGACACACTTATTGAAATTGGAAAAGTAATTGCATTTGTATTTGTTGCAACTAAAGTTTATGAATACATAACTGCCTTAACTGCTTTAGTGGCAGCATTTAGAGCAATTCAAGCAGCAGCTACCGCTGCGGGCGTTGCAGGTGCATTTGCAACTGGTGGAGTAAATATAGCTGCCGGAGCGGTGGCTTTGGCTGGTGCTGGTATTGCCACAGGCATCGCTAATAGTGCAATATCTGGAGGCGACGCTGCTAAGAATATGGGAGCATCAACAGCCACAGCTGCACAATTAGCAGCAGGAGCAGCAAGGGCTGGCACGACAGTAAATAACATTACGGTTCAATCAGTAGATGCTGAAGGATCTGCCAGAGCAGTTGCTAAGGTATTAAATGACAGCGCATCAAGATCAATCCCACAGCTCTATAACAACGGCATTACTAGAGCGAGATAATGTCAGTCTTTACGCCTGAATATAAGTTAAGCATCAATGGTGTGCAATACACCGATGTCGCTATCTCTGATATAGCCCATCAAGCAGGTCGTAAGGATATTTACGCACAACCAACTCCATCTTATATTCAAATTACATTGGTGGCTTTGAATAATGAAAACTATAATTTTCAAGTCAATGACGGAATAGCCTTACAAGTAAAAGATAGCACAAATGTTTTTAAGACTTTATTTGGTGGCAACATTACAGACATCACAGCCGAAGTTGCATCAGCTAGCAGCATTGCAGAAACTTTCACTTATACGATAATCGCTTTGGGTTCATTGGCTAAACTGCCCAAGGTTATTTATGACGGAACATTGGCTAGGGATGATGATGGCGACCAGATGTTTGAATTGCTATCTGACTTATTCCTTAACAATTGGAATGAAGTGCCAGCAGCCGAAACTTGGGCAGGTTATGACCCAACAATTACTTGGGCAAATGCTGAAAACTTAGGACTTGGCGAAATTGATCGCCCCGGAGTTTATGAAATATCAAACCGAGGCGCAGACCCAGATACTGTCTATAACATTGCAAGCCTTATCGCTGACAGCGCATTTGGTGTTTTGTATGAGGACAATCAAGGTCGCATTGGATATGCAGATGCTGTCCATCGTCAGAATTATCTTGCCAATAATGGTTACACAGAGATTTCAGCCAACACAGCCTTTGGAGCTGGATTAAAGGTTTTGACTAGGGGCGCAGATGTCCGCAACGATGTATTCTTAAATTACGGCAATAACTTTGGTTCACAGGTAAGCGCAATTGATTTAGACAGTATTGAGGTATTTGGTTACCGAGGTGAAACGATCAATACAGTCTTGCATGATGCTACCGATGCACAATCTGTGGCTGATCGGTTTATATCTCTTAGATCTTATCCAAGAGCCTTATTTGACAGCATTACATTCCCATTGACTAACTCAGCCCTTGATGATGCAGACCGAGATGCATTGCTTGGCATCTTTGTGGGTCAACCAATGCGAATTACAGACTTGCCTGTTCAAATAGCCCCAACTCAACAGTTTGAGGGTTATGTTGAAGGCTGGCGTTGGAGCACTAGATTCAACGAATTATTTTTAACCATAAATTTGAGCCCAATTGAATTTTCTCAAGTAGCACTTGCTTGGGATCAGGTATCAGCCTCAGAGGCATGGAACACTTTATCCGCTATACTAACATGGGAAAATGCGATTGGAGCAGTAGCATAATATGGCAACAACTACGAATTATGGATGGACAACGCCAAACGATACTGATTTGGTCAAGGATGGCGCAGCTGCTATTCGCACGCTGGGTTCATCTGTTGATACAACCACAAAAGCCTTAAATCCATCAACAACTCTTGGCGACATTGAATATCGTTCAGCAACAGCAAACACCAATACAAGATTGCCAATTGGAACAACTGGACAAGTTTTATCTGTTGTCGGTGGAGTGCCAGCATGGGCAACTTCTGATGATGCTAATGCAATACAAAATGCAATTGTCGATGCTAAAGGAGATATTGTTGCAGCATCTGCTGCTGACACTCCAGCACGCCTTGCAGTAGGAACAAATAATCAAAGATTAGTTGCCGATAGTGCTGAAGCAACAGGATTAAAATATGTCAGCGATACTCAAAACACAGTAATTGATGCCGAAGGTGATTTATTAGTTGGCGATAGTGCTGATACATTACAAAGACTTGCAGTTGGCACAACTGGTCAAGTTTTAACTGTTGATACAACAATTGATGGCAAACTTAAGTGGGCAACTCCCGCTGGTGGTGGTGGAAAGGTTTTGCAGGTTGTCAGCGCAAACATCTCAACTTCAGCAAATATAACAACGACTTCTTATACAGACACAAACATTACGGCAACAATTACGCCTACTGTTAATACTTCCAAGATTTTGGTAATCATTACTGCTCAATATCTTAACTATCAATCAAGCCCTACCACTGTTAATTACATTGATAGCAAGGCACAATTATTAAGAGGCGCATCAGTCTTATTTGAAAACCAATTAGCCACTCAATTAGAAGGCGCATCTTATTCAATGTCTGTTGCTGGATCAGGTGCATTTTCTTATTTAGATAGCCCAGCTACAACATCCGCTACAACCTATAAATTGCAAGCAGCAAAAAAGTCAAGTGGAACTGGAATTTATTATCAATCTCCATCAACCACAAATTATTCAACAATTACTTTGCTAGAAATTGGAGTATAAACAATGGCACAAGCATATGAAGTTTTAGCTATGTTAAGACCCGAAGGCGGTTATGTTCATTATGGTTTGGATTATGAGGGCATTGAATTTTTAGAATGCGAACCAATTACCAAAACACAATACGAAGCAGGTTTTGCTAAATATGATGCTTGGAAAACCAAGCAAGATGCTGCTAAAGCCACAGCAAAAGCAAGCGCACAGGCAAAACTTGAAGCACTCGGTTTAACTGTTGAGGATTTGACGGCTCTAGGCTGGTAATGAAGCCTTACCTATCTAAAGCAGCTGTTCAATTACGGGAGCAGATTGACGATTGCTTCCCTGATAGATCTAGAAAATCGGATGGCTGGATTGCTTCGGCACAGCATCAAATGAGATCTAAGGTTTCGGATCACAACGCCTTGCCTTCGGGTGAGGTTTGTGCAATTGACATTACTGCTGATCTAGGTCAAGCCGAAGGCATATCTGCCTACCTAGCCGATCAAATCCGAATTGCTGGCAAAACAGATAAGCGAATCAAATATGTTATTCACAATCATCATATTGCCAGCAAACTATTGAATTGGCGTTGGCGTAGATACAAAGGTATTAATCCTCACACAAAACACATTCATATTTCATTCCATCCAAAACAAACAGGAGAGTTCTTTAACATCCCACTACTAGGAGGCAACGCATGAAACTATCAAACAAACACAAGGCTGCAATTAAGTCATATTTAAGAGCTGTGGCTGCTTCCGGCATAACTGTCCTTTTGGCAATCGTTGCTGACATTCGACCAGAGTTTGCAATCTTGGCTGGTGCGTTAGTTGCACCTATTGCAAAAGCACTTGATCCAAAGTCCGGCAAAGAGGCTGATTATGGAATTAATGCGAAATGACACCAACAGAATGGGCTGGCTTTGGGGCTGGCATTTGCGCTGTGCTAACAGGCGTGCTGATCGGGTTTCGTTTCTTAGTTAAAGGCTGGCTTAATGAGTTACGCCCAAATTCTGGAACAAGCATCAAGGATCAAATTACTCGATTAGAAAAGCGTGTTGATGATCTGTTTGTCTTGATCAGTAAGCAATAATTTTCCTATGGCGAACACACGAAAACCTATCAAACGCAAAAAGATCAATCGTCGAGTCGTTCGCCAAACTCGTGAAATGACCAAACTAGATACACATTTTATTGCATTGCATGAAGCATTTACAGCTGCAAAGCGTGCAGGTTTTACTAAGGAAATGGCGTTTTGGATTATGCAAGAGCCAAACGCCTTGCCCGACTGGATCTCCAACGATAAACCTGATGCGATAATTCCACGCATCGATCCGGATGAGGATGACGACTAAACCTAATCGAAGGTATTTAGTAGTTCCCGATTTACAAATTCCGTTGCATCATGTTGCAGCTGTTAAAAATCTGATAAAAATGGGCAATCATGAAAAGTTTGATTATGTGATAAATACCGGTGATGAGCTAGACATGACTGCACAAAGTCGATGGGTAAAAAATACAAAGGCAGAATTTACAGAATCATTAGATGCCGAAAGAAAACTTGCGCAAGATATTTTGTTTGATTTACGCACCACAGACATTGTAAGGAGCAACCATACAGATCGGCTTTACACAACATTGCTCAAAGGTGCGCCATCATTGATTGGATTGCCAGAATTAACCTATGAACGGTTTATGGATTTTGCAAGTCTAGGCATAAAATTTCACAGGCGTGGAATGTCATTTGAAAAAAACTGGTTTTTGGCACATGGGGATGAAGGCAACATGTCTAAGCATGCTGGCATAACTGCCCTTAATCTTGCCAAAAAGTGGCATTTGAACACCGTTTGTGGGCACTCCCATAGGCAGGGTGCAGTCAGACACACAACCGGCTTAAATGGGCGTTATTCAACGATTTGGGGCATTGAGGCTGGTCATCTTATGGACATGAGGCAAGCGGGATATCTCAAATACAATTCAGCTGACTGGAACATGGGCTTTGTAGTAATTCAATTTGGCAAAAAAGGTCATCAAGTTGAGTTAATACCGGTCAATCAAGATGGTTCATTTACATATAATAAGCGCACATACGCTTAATCGTTATCATTTCGTTATCAAATAACTGCTACAAATCCACGCAATGTCCTTGATTTAGGTCATACTTTATGTATCCACAACCTTTGTGGACATGTAAGGGAGCAACATGGAAATCAACGGAATCACCATTTTATGGTTCATGATAGCAACGGGCTTACTAGCCTACGCACTCAATTTATGGCAAACCGAAACTTACAATCGGGGTTATTGGCGTGGCAGGGCAGTTGGTTGGGATATGCACCGCAGAATGATTAACATTAAACAACAGTCAGATGAAGTCTTTGATTATGACAAACAGGGTTAAGCTGCTAGATGAGTGCGCAAGCATCCTTACCGATCGTGGATCGATTTACGGAAGCAGTCGAACAAATCACGAACGGATCGCAGAACTCTGGACTGCATATCTTGGAGATTACATATCGCCCATGCAGGTCGCAATGTGCCAACTGCTTGTCAAAGTCAGCCGGCTGTCTGAAACCGCTAATCACAAAGATAGTGTCAAAGACATCATTGGTTATGCAGCAATCTATTCCGAACTCTTTGAACAATACGAAAATGACTTTGGAGTAGATGATGGCATTTAACATGAACGATTACGAGGATGTTGCAACCCTTAACAAATGGTTCATTGGCAATTACCCTATGGGTAGATCTGACATATCAGTTGTAAGCCATGATCCGGTAAATGGTTATATCTTGGTGCAAGCAACATTATGGCGTGATGCAAAAGATGCAACACCGGCTGTAAGCAACATTGCATTTGGATCAAGAGAAACTTATATCCCAAACATGAAAAAGTTTTATGTAGAGGACACCGCTACATCGGCTCTTGGGAGGGCAATAATCATACTTAAGGGGTCTGACAAGACTGCAACAAAGGATGACATGAGAAAGGTAGATAATGAACCGCTTAAAAACAATTATGGCAAAAGTGGCAACGCTCAGCTTATTGAACTGGCACTTAGGAAATCATTTAGAGATGATGCTCAGTCAGAGGGCGAACCGCAAGCGTGGTCAGTCGGAGATGCAATCGCAACCATACCGACCCAACCTCAACAACAAGAATGCACACATGGCATGATGATCTTAAAGGAAGGCACAGCTAAGACAGGCAAGCCTTATTACGGCTATGTTTGCAGCGCACCAAAGCCGGATCAATGTGATGCAAGGTGGGGCAAATTAACAGCAAATGGAAACTGGTATTTTGAAGGAGGTGAATAATGGGTGATTTACAAATCATTGACGGCTCAGGCTTTACTGCAACATTTACAGATGCAGGAGTAAAGCTAGAGCCATCATCAGAGTTTTGCATAGCATGTAATGATGACAGGCTAATGCGGGATGGTATGTATATGGTTTGCTCACAATGTCATTGCAGGCAGTAAGCATTATACATGACATTATTTAAGTGCAATGGATGCAGTCGTAAGGTTGAGTTTCTATGGCTGGATCAATTAGACACGCCCGAAGGTTTTAAAGCCTACCAATGCACTTCTTGCGGAACTGTGGGAGTAAAAAACATCGTAGATGCAGAAACTGTGCCGGATAGTGAAGTAAGTCGATGCATCAAGTGTGGTGATTGGCAGTTTAGGGAGTTGCCTTGCCATACTTGTGCATTGATTAGGAGTAAATGAGTGATATCGATTGGGCGCATCAAAACAAGCTGAGAGAGCAATGGCTTATAGATAATCCAGAGGCTACTTATGGAGGATGGTTGTCAATATGAGGGATAGCGATGAACAATATACGCCAAAATGGATATTTGATGCGCTAAATGTTAAGTTTGATTTTGATGTTTGTGCTCCGAAGGGGGGGGTGAGCTACATTCCTGCCAGTAATCATTATTCCCTAGCTGATGACAGTCTCAACAAAGAATGGAATGGGTTTGTATGGATGAACCCACCATTCAGCGAAGGTAAAATTTGGCATGAAAAATTTATGAAACATGGCAATGGCATTTGCCTTGCTCCAATGTCTAAATCGTATTGGTTTTACGATGTTTGGAACAACCCCTCCGTAAGCATGATTATGCCTACGCCTAAATTTAAATTTATTAAGCCAGATGGTAAGTCTAATTCTATATTTATGCCGGTCATCTTGTATGCAATAGGGTTGCAAGGCAGGATTGCCTTATCAAAATGTAATTTGGGGGCGGTGCGGTGAGTGAGGTTGCATCCGGTGGTTGGGGCATTGTCCCTGATGAAACACATGACTTTGATGAAATTGGCATCGTGCCATTCTTATGCGTAAGACACGCATGATTTGCATTCAATTAGGTTGGATGTGATAACATAAAACAGCATTCGATCTTAAATCGAAAAGCTGAGCCCGCAAGGCGTAGGCTCGGAAGGTGCAGAGGTTTGGTCATATCTTTGCTTATTGCATTTAGCATTTGCTTTTTAAAAGATTATTCCGTAGCTGCAAACAACACAACAAACCATTACAGACAATATGCATTTATTCAATTAAATGATCTTGATGAATTTTATTGTATTGATGAGTTATGGCATAAGGAAAGCAGATGGAAGCCTGATGCAAAAAACCCACATTCATCAGCTTATGGAATACCACAATTGTTAAAACTTAAAGAACGCAATGGATTTAAACAA